AAGGCTATACAATTTCACTAAAGATAGTTTTAAAGCAGCTGACCCACAATTCACATTATACATACCAAGCGATGCTGAATTCATTGAGCAAACAAAACCAGAAAGCACAGTGGATATCATCCAGATGGCATATTTCCTCAACTGTTTGGGATTCCCCATTAACTACATAACGCTACAACGTCACATCACTGTTTCATTTGTGACTATAGACTGTCCCACATTAATTATGAATAGCCAAGGGACACACTTCCAAGCAGTTATTAACCAACCAGCTCACATACTCACCTATGACAAATTCTTGAAGCAAGTCAATCAACTCAAGAGAGAATTCCCAGTAGAAGACAATTCAAATTTATTAGATGAGTTGTTTTGTTTGTACATACTCTCTGGTTGGCATGATGACCCAATAAGATATGCTTTAACTGTTCATACCTCATTAGCATATGCTTACCGAGTGCCTACGACTTACGAACTCACAGCTGAACCAATCAACAAAGACGAGCAAGTAGTCAATGAAACACCAATTGATAGTGCCAGCCAGGGCCCAATAGAATTTGATGCTTGTTGTCAGACCAGTTCCGAACTAATCGATTGTAGTGCCGAGTGTGCCATACCACGCGAAACACCAAAATTGAAGAAGATTAGACCGATGTCAACGTGCGTATCATCAGAAACACAAACCACTGACGGATTGCCTAAGCGAGTCCCCCAAACTAGAGTTTCATTGCTACAAACACTACCCCAGCAACCAACTACTCATGAATTTTGTTATCAAAAATGTACTATCTTTGCTGAGGATCCAAAAGTATTCACGGACCATCCAATCCTAAAGAAATTCTTCTGGACTGAAAAGTCAGTTAAAGCAGAAAAACCAATCAAGGCAAGGAAGAACGCAACTGACCAAGAGGTGGATAACAAACCGGAAGTCAAGATAACAAACAGCCACTATACACTACGTGACAACACTAAATCCACTAATGCCCACATGGACCTAGCCAATCTACGCCAGCTATATGAAACTGCAAACCTCAACTCATTGGCTGATGACCACCGTTTGACCATGAGGGTTAACGACCTACATTATCAGCTATATGAGTTGGTGGATGTGGGATCGAGTCCCAGAATGATGAACCGCAACATTGAGTGCACTTACCTTATTCCTACACTTGACTCAATGGGTGACTATGCAAGAATGAATGGTAGAAGAAAAGCAATGATGGAAAATCAGCAATACTACAAGTATTACGTAGAACAGACATTCCAGGAGTATTGTGCCGATAATGACATGACCATCAGTCTAACATCGACTACGGGGAAGAGAATAAGATATAACAAGATATTCAATTTCACGGACTCAATATACTACATCGATGACCATGATCTTGGCCAAGCATTCATGCAAGCAACCACTGGCCTAGTAGCTATAGGAACTATGCATGTATTCAAGTACCAAGGTCCAGTTCAGTTGAATAAGAAAATCATGGGTGCAGTCACATCTGAGGGTGACCAAATGCACATGCAAGTTGATGGCAATGCACACACATATGCTCACCCAAAAAGGTTCCATCAACTTGACAGGAATGATTCACTCACCATCGACATTAGTCAGACTATCAATGGTGTCCCAACTGTGATATACACACTACTTGTAGAGGTCAAATTGCGAACAAACTGTGTAGCAACTGATTATGTGTCATTCACTATAACCAAGTTACCACCAACCAGTCTCAAACCCATAGCGAAAAACCCAAGGCAGTGTCATCGGTGTCACATAACTGCTTACACCGACCCATCTTTTGGACAGCAGTACGCGGTAATACCTGATCACACCAACTCTGAAAACCACTTTTGCAAAGGAACTGCTCTGTGTGAGCCCTGCTTGAAAGACTACATCCACAAAGACTTAAAAGTTTACACACCTGCATGTCTAGTCTGTAACAAGCCACGCTCGTTCATATTCCATGGTATAAGTTCACCCACAGTAATTGCCTACAATTACCATGTGGCCAAAGGAATGGACACATCAATAAGCAAGTTCGGTATTGCCCATGAAGGAAAATCAAAAGAGGACCAGCAGAAGAAGAAACAAGAAGCAGAAATAGATGTCGACTCCCATATCATGTATTTTAGAAGCAAACACTTGGGTCAAGCAACTCTAATCCAAAGAATTAGTAGAGAGACATTGCAAGAGATAGCCTCTGATGACACATCAAATAACTTCATCACAGCTGATGGTGCTGCTGTTGTAGCAGTAAAACAAGCAGGATGTATTGCTACTTTTATGTACAATGACATAAACATTACTGATACAACAACCTGGGCCTCATATGAACACACAATGCGCGCTTCCATATTCCTTGTTGACGCAGCCTCATTGCAAAAGACAATCAGAACATCACTTTCATCATACAACCCTACAAATCACAAGGATTTGATTACTCTAACACAATTAGTCCTGTCTAATGCAAACGAGCTTCCCCCAAAGAATGCAACTGCTGTAGTTGTCTACATAATGAAATTACACTTGGACATGCACTTAGAACTCACAAAAGTATCTGAATCATTGCTAGCCAGAACACTACAAGATGCCATTGATGGGAAGTTCACCTACAAGAAGCCAAGCTTAGTCAGAAGCATGTTCACACAGTTCAAGTGCAATAAGTTAAAGAAAACTGACGTACACGAGCACTTCCACAAAGAACACACAGCACTTTTCTTCGACAAGAAATTCAATTACACAGATTACACCAGCGAAAAGCCTTACCCCAACTATGTCAATCACAAAATCATTGAAGCTGGTGGTGAAGAAACAATTGGATTTATTGGCACTAAGCCCAAAAAAGATGATGATAGTGGAGATGACAATGACATGAACACTCATCAGAAGCAAAAGAAGCGTGTTCAGGCGGCTGTAGCCAAAGGCAGAACTAAGGATGAACGTGAAGAATACCAAGAAGAACTGGCAAGGAGGAAACGATTTGAAACACACGGATACCAAGACATGGTTAAAGAGCATAACCAAAAACTGGCCTTAACAGAGAAACGTAAAGCCAAAGATCAAAATAGCAAACTCACCTACAACCCAATGTTTGACAAATTACTTGACTACGATGAGGGTGAGCCTACAAACCAATTATGAAGGGACTGGGGTCCCATCGGTAAACCACAGATTCAAACTGTGGTTTATGCAACATGTGACGTAAATGCTTTTAGTCACGAACTCAGTGGTTATAAGTTCAGAGATGATTTCACGATCGGTAAGAATGATTATGGATATACAACAACCACAAAGGTGCAGGATGTCATATGCACATGCAACAATAAACCAGTTGCAAAGTACATATTGCCCACTACTAGTAATGCACAACATGTAATATCTTACCCTAATTGCGCAAGAGTACTGTACACAGCTTTTATGAGGCAACTACGAGACTCTGGCAATAAGATCGACCCAAAAACACTAAACGAATACCACTTATACTGCGACAAACTATTTGAAACAGCAATCCGACCACTACTAAATGATTTTGAATATGATGTCGGAGCATGGATGAATCATATTTCTACACGCAACAAACAGAATGAGGTACTCAAATTCTATAACAACTACATCGATGGAATTAAACATCACCACACCTATGAAGATTCAGAGAATTTCTGTTATACAATGTTTGCAAAGAAAGAGAAACAAATCGTCACCCAGAAGAAACCCAAATGTAGAGCAATCTCAGCTGCACCACCCTTTGTTAAATGGGTAATGGGCCCAGTGGTGCAAAAGCTCGAGAAAATAATGCATGGCCAATTAGATGGATATAAGATGTCTAATGCAGGTGTGCCATGTAAAGTGTGGAGCGAGGTGGAGGACATGTATGAGAGCAATTACAAGCGAGGTCTCGATTCAATTATTGATATTGATGGCTCAGCTTGGGACTCCACCCAACATTACGGGATGAAATACTTGACCAACAAGGTGTACTCTTATCTATGTGACAATGGGTACATCAAACATGTTGACACCGAAATGTTCCGTCGTGTAGCACTACAAAGAACACGTAAATTAACTGCCAAGTGCTACATTGACAAGAAGACACACGTCATATTTTCAGCAAACATCGACGGTACCACATTCTCAGGATCACCGGACACCACATTCATGAACACAATGACTAATCTTTCACTCAGTCACTTTGTTTTCAATTCCTATGGATTGGATAGAAGTAAGTACAGACTCAGTACAGCCGGTGATGATTTCAATTGTTGCATAGCTAGTGAAGACAATACACCAGACTTGCGAAACCACATTGAAAAGACGTGGAAAAACCTAGGACTATTGCCCAAATATGTTCTTCATGGTGACTACTCTAACATAACCTTCTGTAGCACGAATGTTATACCATACATGCTACACAATGAACAAAAATTTAAGGTAGTCAGACAAATTGATAGGATGCTTCCACTAGCAACAATATCAGAAAAGGCATTGCACTACTCAGCCGGAAGACTCAAGTACCATTACCAAGAACTAATTAATGGACTCAAAACTTGGGCTCACAATATGCCTTTCTACCGTGAATTCATCCAAGCATATCAGAAACAACATGACGCCATCCCAGAGCCATACCAATTTGACCCCCCTGGATTGTCGAAGATTACCTTCCCTTCCAGTGAAGTCTATGAAACCTTTGACTACCGCAACATGTCAGAGGTCAGAGTTTCTGATCGCCAACCACCCGATACCGCAGTATACGCATTCTTACTTGAAAAGCATGGTATAACGCAAAAGAATGTGGAGCAAATAGGGAATACACTCACGCAACGAGTAATGTATTCGCCTTATGAGCCAGCTGAAGCCAGCTGCACGATGGACCCCTATGATATGGTCGCCTAAAGCACGTGCGACCTACATCAACAACCAATGAGAGGTTGTTCTAATACTTGCAACAGCC